AGGCTATCTGCCAGAGATTGGTGCAAACAACAATGTAAATATTTCTGACCCAACATTTACAATTGATACTTTGAATGCTAATATTAAAGCAACTACAATAACTTTAAAAGGTTATGATGTTTTAACATATATCAATTCAGCATTCTCTGTAGCAAATAGTGCTTCAATATATGCTAACGGTGCCTTTGTTGCGGCTAATAGTGCTGGCATTTATGCGAATGGTGCTTTTGTAACTGCTAACTCAGCAGCAATTTATGCTAATGGTGCTTTTATAGCGGCTAATAGTGCAGGTGTTTATGCTAATGCTGCTTTCGCAGCTGCTAACATTGCTGATATTAAGGCCACATCTGCTGGCATCTATGCTAATGGTGCTTTCATTCAAGCAAATACCGCAACCAATAATGCTTTATCGGCCAGTAATTATGCAAACGGTGCATTTACGGCAGCTAACTCTGCAATCACTTTATCAGCCGCTACCGATTTAACGCAGAATAATTCTATTACAGCTGCTTTCAATCAGGCAAATACAGACTTTACAAATTTATCTGTAACAGCAGGAACTTATGGTAATTCAACACATTACGGTGTTGTAACAGTAGCTGCTAATGGTCGTGTAACATCTGTACAGACATATCAAGTATCTGTTGTGGAACAAGATCCAAATGCTCTCGCTTTCGCAATCGCTTTAGGATAAAAAAATGGCAAAACCAACCACAAGAGCTGAGTTTAAGACTTACTGCCTACGTAGACTAGGTTTTCCTGTCATCGAAATTAACGTAGATGATGACCAAGTTGATGATCGTATTGATGATGCGCTTGCATTCTTTAATGATTACCACTATGATGGTACAGAAAAGATTTTCATGAAGCACCGCATTACTCAGGAAGATATTGATCGCCGTTGGATCCATTGTCCAGAGGCTGTAACTTTTGTAACAAATGTATTTCCTTTTGATGATTCTAATTCGTCAATCAATATGTTTGACTTACGATATCAATTGCGTTTGCACGATTTGTACGACTTTACATCGGTGTCATATGTGTCATATGAGATGACAATGCAACACATTGCAACATTGAATATGTTGTTTTCTGGTAAGCCACAATTTAGATTTAATCGCCATCAAAACAAATTGTTCTTGGACATTGATTGGTCAAGTGACCGTGAAGTTGGTGAGTATGTAATTGTTGAATGTTATCGCAAGTTACAACCAGATTCAGTTACATTAACTGGTACAGTTACTTGTACCAATACATCCAATACTGTGACTGGTACTGCCACAATATTTGACCAAGAAATTTTAGAAAACGATGTGCTGGTTATTGGTGGCGAAGAAAAACAAGTCAGACACATTTTATCACCAACAGTATTAACTCTGTATAGTCCGGTTTCATCCAACAAAACATCTGTGTCATTAGTTAAGACTGGTTTATCTGATGTTTGGAATGATAGATTCTTAAAGAAATATGCCACGGCTAAAATCAAATATCAATGGGGCAGCAACCTAAGTAAGTTTGCTGGCATACAAATGCCTGGTGGTGTCACACTTGATGGTGTAAGAATTATGCAAGAAGCACAAGCTGAAATTGATAAGATAGAAGAAGAAATGTACACAATGAGTAGTTTGCCTAGTGAGGTTCTTGTAGGATAAAAATGGCAACAAATGTTTATTTTAATCCATTCCCACTCAATCAGATAACTTCCGAGCAACTGCTCGTTGAAGATTTATTAATTGAAGCCTTAAAAATTTATGGCATGGATGTGTTTTACCTCCCTAGGTCTAGTGGAGATGTAGTAGATTATATCTATGGTGAAGATTCGAATAAACAATATACTTCTGCATATCCAATTGAGTTGTATTTGGAAAATGTTACCGGCATGGACGGTGAACAAGATTTTATTTCTAAATTTGGTTTAGAGATTCGTGATGAAATAACACTATTGGTTTCTCGTAGAAGGTTTGCTGCAACAGTACCGCAAAGTAGGCCAAATGAAGGTGATTTAATATATGTACCTCTGATACAAAACTTCTTTGAAATTACTTTTGTAGAGCACGAAAACGATCAAGCAATGTTCTATACATTAGGCCGTGGTCGTGGTGCCAACGTCTATGTGTATGCATTAAAATTAAAACAGTTTGTATTCTCCAACGAATTGATATCTGTTGGTATAACAGAAATTGATAATCAAATCAGAGATGCTTATCCAAGAACACGAATTTCATTGATTAGTGGTAGTGGTACTTTTGTAAATGATGAGATTGTTTATCAAGGTACCAGTTTGGCTAATGCATCCGCACAAGCTGTTGTTTACACATTTGCCAAAAATACACACATTGATATAATTCGCACACAAGGAACCTTTGTATCTGGTAATGTACGTGGTAGTACAAGTTCTGCAAACTGGGTTATTAATACTATTTCCGATACTGCAACTATGAATACCGCCTTTGAAGATATTGTTGATAATGCTAGAATTGAGGCAGAGTCTGATGGCATTATGGACTGGACAGAAACAAACCCATTTGGTACCGATTAAATATGCTAGGTCAACCACACTTTTACAATAGAACCATTCGCAAATTGGTGGTGGCGTTTGGCTCTTTGTTTAACGATATTCAAGTTGTTCGTTATAACAAAGATGTTAATAAAGCAGGACAAATTTTTAAAGTGCCCTTGTCATACGGACCAAAAGAAAAATACCTAACTCGTATTACTAGTGATCCTGATTTAACAAAATCTATATCAACTCTTGTGCCTAGAATTTCTTTTGAAATGACAGGTATGACATATGACCCTAGTAGAAAAAAAATGTCTACTATTCGAAACTTTGGTCTAGATTCAAATAATAGTTTAGTGACACAATTTGCACCTGTACCGTATGACTTTGATTTTTCATTATCAATCTATGTAAGAAATACTGAAGATGGTACTCAAATTATTGAACAAATTTTACCATTCTTTACACCTGATTTTACTGTGAGTGTTAATTTTATTCCATCGCTAAGCCAAAAATATGATTTGCCTATCAAATTGGAATCTGTATCAACAAATATTGACTATGAAGGTGAAACATCAACCACTCGTTTGATTATATGGGACCTGACATTCACACTCAAGGGTTATATTTGGCCTCCAGTTAAATCCAATACAGCTCAAGGTTTAATTGGTACATATAGTACATCAGCATCTGCATATGGTTTTGCTAAATCAAATATTTTCATTGATACAAATGTGCGTGATTCACAAAAAGTTTATGTGAACTATGCAACTGGTAATAATGTGTTTACTACAGGTGAAACTATCCGTGTTGAAGACAAAGACATTACTGGCAGAGTTGTTTATTTTAGTAACACAGTTAGTGGTATTTTGGTGTTGAGTGATTTGAGTAAACTAATTTCTGCAAATGATGTGGTTACTGGCGACTATTCGCAAGCTAAATATAAAGTAACAGCTACTGAAAACTCTTTAGTATTGGCTTCTAAAGTTGTAGTACAAGCAAACCCATTAAACTCTGCAGCAGATGACCAATATGGATTTACTGATAACATTACTGAATGGCCTAATACTTTGATATGAACAAATTGAATCAAACTCTTTCTGAAGTTTTAGATGTTGAACCTATTGGCTCAACAGAACTTCTTCCTGCAGCACCAGTTACTAAGGTTGATGATGATGCCGATTTTGCTCGTGAGAACATTCGTACCTTAATTGAAAAAGGTAATCTTGCTGTTGACGGCATTTTACATGTAGCAAAAGAATCTGAACACCCAAGAGCATATGAAGTTGCAGCCAATCTAATCAAAAACTTGTCTGATTTAAACAAAGACTTAATGGAAATTCAAAAACGCAAAAAAGATTTGGCGCCACAATCACAAAGAAGTGGTGATATCAATGTTGACAAGGCAGTATTTGTTGGATCAACCACCGAACTGGTCAAGTTTTTAAAGAGTAATAAATAAGGAATTATAATGGAACAATTAATTCAACAACTCAAAGTAATTTTAGGTACCAATTTTGGTCTTTATCTAAAATCTCACAATTACCATTGGAATGTGGAAGGAAATGATTTTCCACAATATCACCTATTCTTAAATACTTTTTATAATGAAGTATTTTTACAGAACGATTTAATTGCAGAGCATATAAGATATTTGGATGCATATGCACCAGGTTCATTTAGTAGATTTATGGAGTTATCCGCTGTTGAGGATTCTACAACGGTGCCAGATCCATTAACAATGATGATTACCTTAAAAGATGATAATGACAAATACATTATGCAACTTCGTGCTGGTATTATTTTAGCAGAACAAGCTGGTGAACCTGCGGTGTCAAATTTCCTACAAGAACTTTTGGGTGCTCATCAAAAGAAAGCATGGATGCTACGTAGCACTATTAAATAATGTCTGATGCTGGCTACTTAGGTAATGCAAGTTTAAAAAAACTTGGTGTTGAAATATCATATACAGAAGAACAGATTGCAGAAATTGTAAAGTGTTCTAATGATCCAGTATACTTTATTAGAACATATGTAAAGATTGTCAATGTCGACCATGGATTGGTTGATTTTGACATGTGGCCATTTCAAGAAGAAATGGTGCAACAGTTCCATGAAAATCGATTTTCACTATGTAAAATGCCACGACAAGTTGGCAAAACAACCACAACTGTTGGTTACATGTTGTGGAGTATACTATTCAATATAGATTATAAGGTTGCAATTTTAGCTAACAAAGGTTCTCTTGCTCGAGAAATCTTAGGTCGATTGCAATATGCCTACGAATATGTTCCTATTTGGTTACAACAAGGTATCAAAGTATGGAATAAAGGTAACATAGAACTTGAAAATGGTTCTATGATTTATGCATATGCGACTTCTGCTTCTGGTGTTCGTGGTGGTACATACAACTTAATCTTTCTTGATGAGTTTGCTTTTGTGCCACATAATATGGCATCTGAATTCTTTCAATCAACATACCCTGTTATTTCATCAGGTAAAACCACAAAAGTTATTATAGTTTCAACGCCCAACGGCTTGAATATGTTTTATAAAATGTGGACAGATGCTATTGAAAAAAGGTCAACTTATAAGGCCATTGAGGTGCATTGGTCTATGGTTCCAGGCAGAGATGAAGCTTG